GGTGTAATTGCAGCTAAGGTATTATTTTTTGAGATTGTCTCTCAGTTAACTAAAGGAGACTTTGGTTTAAAAAGAGAGAGTAAGAAAGATAAGTTGGTTGATGGCGAAGAGATTTTTAACATCCTCTTGACAAAGAAGCAGGATTGAGTTATCTATTAGGTGGCTAGATATGTTTGGTAAGTACGATGCGAGGTATTCTATTGAAGGGTTAGCTATATATGAAGAGGTAATAAAACAAGCTAAGAGCGAGTTTGAGGCTAAGGTGGGAAGTCTTACCGTCTTTCATAAAATGCTAATTGACCGAGTAGCAGATGCCTATGTTAAGGTTGCCGCAGAGAATGAAATTAAAGCTTTTTCTGACAATAAAACAGGTCAAGAAGTACTCCAAAAGTGGTTAAATATGGCTCTTTCAGAGTTACATTCGGCTACCTCAGAACTTGGGGCAAGACGAATTTTCTTTGACCGGACTGTTGATATTTTAGATAAACACGTTCTTGATGAAATGTTGAGGAAAAGTATATTAACCGAAATGCGGGATGCAGTTAAAGAGGGAGGATAAAGGCTATGTGGGAGTTGAGATACTATGAAAGTACGAGTGGATGTTTGTCTAGGACAGGATTTACCGGAGATTGATTTATCTTTTCTCACAAGACGAGAAACATGGCTTCCAGGTACAGGTATTTATCTTGAATTTAATTTAAAGGGTACTTATACCGAAGGTTATGACTTTAAAGTTGAGTCTGATGTTCCTGAGGTAGTTGTTACTAAGTATTCATGGAATCGGTTTTTTATTAATATTCAGCAATCAGGGATAGTTACTTTTTCTGTGGTTCAAAAGGGTGTAGTAGTTGTCTCAAAGGAAATTACTTTTAAGGTTTCAGTTATTTCGGTTCCTCTTATTTATTCGGTGAATGATTTACTTTGTTCTTCTGTAGCAGACATTCGTTTTTTTGCTAATAGGTTGGCTGATAATACAATAAATGGAACTAGATTTTCGTTGTTTACGACACGAAATCTTGAAGGACTTTGTTCCATGAACTTACAGCCTAATCCGGCTTTTTGGAGAATATATGAACTTATCCTTTCCATTCTTACGGAAAGAGGGTTGAAAGTTTATATTACCCCCTATGATTATCGAACTCTGTACACTTTTTCTTTAATTACAAGTTTAAAAGATATTATGCTTGGTTACATGGATAGGAGTGCAAAGTTTAAAGTTGTTTGGGATATGTCCTCTGGTTTACGAAAAAAAGAACTGGGTTCTACAATTGATATTATTACGAATAGATTTGGTAAGGATATTAAATTAGCGGTTAGAGCAGACATGTTTAATAAGGTGGGTGGAGAAGGTTTTGCTCAGTCGTTTGTAGAGTTTAGATTAAAAGATAGGGTTCCTGGTAATGACCGTGGGATAAAAATTGCTCGGATTAAAGATATAACTAGAGACTATTTTGCTATTCGGACATTTGCAAAGCAAGCAGTAGAAAATGGTTGGGGTGTAGAATACTCTCCTAGATATGAGGGCCATGATTTAAGGAAAATTCAATATTCTTTGAGTCGTGCGATGTATATTGGATATTTAGATGCGGTGGGTGAAGATAAAAGTGATTAATGCGGCAGATGTATTTGACCGTGCAATTACTCGGCTGGACAAGCTAGAAGTAAGACGGTCATCTTCTGTATTTGAATTTGAGCCGGTTTCATTGGAGACCTTTGTTACGGATAAGTCTTACCTTGGTTTGCCTCCTCTCTCTCCTATTCAGAGGGAGGCTGTTGAGTACGCAACTCAAATTTATAAACCAGAGACTATGAAAGCCCTTGGTTGGAAATCAATTCGACCTACCTCTGAATTAGTACTTTGTTGGGGTAAAGGTTCTGGTAAAGACTTTGTTGCCCGAGTGATGCTTTTAAGAATAGCTTACCTTTTACTTGCTTTAAGGAATCCTCAAGGTTATGTTTATCACCCTGATAGTCCTTGTGGGGTTGAACGAATTGATATGCTTAATACGGCTGTTAATAAAGAGCAGGCTGTTAATGTTTTCTTTACTCCTTTAAGAAAATATATTTCTCAGTCTCCTTTTTTTAGGGCAAGGGCTCAGGTTCTTGTATCGGAGATTAAATTTGATAAGGGTATTTATCTTATTAGTGGTCATTCAGAGGCAGAAGCTCAAGAAGGGCTTAACTTAATCGCAGTAGTTTTGGATGAAATTGCGGCTTTTAAAACGGATATGGAGGTTCAAGATTTAAAGCGGCTTAAGATTAGGAAGAATATGCCTCAGTCGGCCTCTTCTCTTTATGATTTTGCTAAGTCAACGGTAGCTACTCGGTTCCCGTTAGGGATGGGGAAAGTTATTTTATTGTCTTTCCCTAGATTTAAAGGTGATTTTATTACGACTAAGTACGAGGAGGGATTAAAAAAGAAGCATGTGTACGTTAGTAAGCATGCTACTTATGAGGTTAACCCCACTAAGAAGAAGTCGGACTTTCAAGAAGAAATGGATGATAATCTTCAGCGGTATCAAGCTAGGATTGAGTGTAATCCTACCCTGGCTGAAGATGCCTTTTTTAAGAATGAATTGGCAATTTTTAGGGCTTTTAAGAAAGAGTTGCCTAGTCCGATAGATGGATATAGTAATAGATTTAAATCTTGGTTTATTTGTAAGGATAATTTTTTACGGTATGGACATGTAGACTTATCTAAAAACAGAGATTTGGCTGCTATCGCCTTTTGTCATGCTCCTGAGGTTATTACTAGAAATACAGAAAGACAAGAAGAAGATGGGGTAAATAGAACAGTTCAAATTGATATTCCTATGGTTAATTTAGATTTTGTTATGTATTTTAAAGCTCCTCATGGTGGAGAAATAGATTATTCTCAGATTCTTGATACGATTCTTGATTTTACAGAGGTGCGTGGTTTTCCTATTGGTTTGATAACATTTGATGGTTATCAATCTGTTTATATGAAGCAAACACTAGAGAAAAAGGGTATAATGGTTGATGACCTTTCTGTAGACAGAACTAGGGATGCTTATGAATCTTGGCAGGATGTTTTATATGAGGGAAGATTTACTTCTTATTATGTTCCTTATTTAGTTGAAGAAGAGATACCTTTTCTGATAGACTTTAAGGGTAAGAAGATTGAACATAGACAAGGGCGAAGTAAGGATGGTTGTGATGCGGTTGCAGGTGCGGTACATAATTGTATACAATCAAATAATTGGTCGGGTACGCAGGTTTGGGCTGCGTAGTAGGAGGTCTAATGCCAACTGAATCTGAAGGAAAAAAGGCAGCAAAGAAGTCAATTGAAACGGGTGCTGTTGGTAGGATAAAAGATATTCTGGTTACTCTTCAGAATGATGTTTTTGATAGGCGTGGTATTACTTTGGACCAGCTTATTTTTATGACTAGAAATGATGGTCAGGCTAAAGGTATTCTTAATGCCATTAAATACCCCGTTAAAATGGCTCGTCCTACTATTAAAGAACCCGAGGGTGGTGGAGTAAGAGAGACAAAGTTTATTAAGGAGTGCCTTCTTTCTCCTCCTTCTGAGGGTGGAATGCTTACTCCTATTCAGAGCGTTATTTCTAGAATGGCTCTTAGTGTCAGAGATGGGTATAAAATTTTTGAAAAGGTTTGGGAGTACAAGGATGGTAAAATTCGGATAAAGAAACTTGCTTACAGGAGTACTCTTAGTACCAATTTTACATATGATAAGCATGGTGAGATTACAGGAGCAAGACAGAAGGTTTCGACTCCTCATTTTATAGATGCTACTTGGCCTTTGGATAAGATTGCTTACTATGTGTATAATGCTGAGGAGAACCCCTACTTGGGTGAATCGGATTTTTATCCGGTATTTTATCACTATGATAAGAAGCATAAGTTGTATGCAATTGCTCATTTGGCGTATCAATTAAATGCGGTACCTATTAAAATTGGTAAGCACCCTTCTAATATCCGGCCTGATGACCTTCAGAAGTTTAGGGATACTCTTGCTTCTCTCGGTACAATGATTTCAATGACAATGACTGATACTTGTGAGGTTGAGGCATTTGAAGGTAAAAGAAGCCTCAATGAATTTTTACCTATGATTCAGCACCATGATTCGATGATGTCCAGAGCCTTTTTGGTGCAGTTTATGAATCTTGGTCAAGAGGGTAGAGGTGGTAGTTTTGCTCTTTCTAAGGACCAGAGTAATCTTTTCTTGATGTCCCTTATGTCTCTTTTGACGGAGATTGCGGATGTATTTAATAGGCAGGTAATTCCTCAGCTTATTGATTGGAATTTTGGTTCCAAAAAGTATCCAAGGATTGTATTTAGTCCATTTTCAGATACTATTCGGTCTGCTATCATGGACCTTTATAAGAATCTTCTTGCGGCTAGATTCCCTCAGGTTACTCCTGAGTTTGCTCTTAAATTGGAAGAGATGGTTGCTAATGAGGTTGGTCTTGAATTGAATTATAAAGAGATTGAGGTAAGACAAGAGAAGGAAAGACAGGAACTCCTTGATGCCGAGAAAAATGCTACTGTAACTCCTAGCAACCAGCAGGGAGATGTGAAACCTGGGCAGTCTCAAGTGTCCGATGAACAGGCAAAGGCAGCTAAAAATAAGTTAAACCCTCCGCAACTTTCTGAATACCCCGGTGTGATTTCTCTTGGGGGAAAAGAAGAAAGTGATGAGGATTTACAGGAAAACCTTGACATTGTTATTTAAACTGTTATATTAAAGGTGATGAGGCTATTATGCCCTATAAAAATTGTCACGGTTGTAAAATTGACGATTCGGCTACTGAGATTGTAGGGTATAAGGAAGCTAAAACGAAGTGGGGAATAATTAGATTGGTGTTAGCAAAGAACGCCAAAGGTGAAACAGTAGTAAGAAATATGGAATTACCTAGTAACATTCCGGTGTCTGTTGCACAGCATCTTTGTAAACTAAGAGGTGGTGAATTTTCTCCTGCTACTCCTCTTGACCCTAGGCAACAGGTATTATCAGAAGGAGAGCGGCTTGACCTTTATTTAACTGCGTTGGAAGGGGAGGTGATTTAAATGCCACTCCCTTCGCCGAAAAAAGGTGAGAAGCAATCTGAATTTATTTCTAGGTGTATTGCGTTTGAGACGGGAGCTTCAGATAGGCCTGCTAATCAGATAGCGGCTATGTGTTATACTAAGTGGAGAGATGCGAAGTCTGGTAAACTTTCTGAGGAGGATTTTAATACTATGGAACGCTATGTTTGTATTGGGGATAATTTAGCTTTTCTTTCTCAGCACTCTAAAAAGAAGGGTCTTTCTCTTTGGAGAAAGCAGATTTTAAAATATGGAACTTGGAAACATCCTGAAAATTCAGAGATTGAATTTAGCATTACTCCTGAGGTAGCACAGCAGATTGTGGATAATTTTGAGTCGGGTATTCCTGAAGATGCTCCGGTTACTCTTACTCATACCGATAATCCTCAGGGTAAAGTTGGTAGAGTTAGGAGATTCTTAGTTACAGAGTTTGGTCTAGACGCTATCCTTGCTGTAGCCGATGATGGTGTTAATGAACACATTGAGAATCCTGAGAGGGCTCCTGGTGTGAGTTGTTGGCTAGATTTAAATTATAAAGATAAGCAGACTGGTAGTTCTGTTGGTGCGGTTGTTAAACATGTCGCTTTGGTAAATCACCCATATATTGAAGGTATGACGGGCTTCCAAGAAGTACAAGCTGTTCTTTCATCTATTCAAGAAGAAGATACATTTTTGCCCCTAGTGTTAAGTGAGAAGGACAAATCGAAAAAGGATGAGGCAATGGAGATTACTAAAGAAGTTGCTATCCAGACGTTGAAGGAAAAATTTAACGTGGATGTTGAGACTCTTCTTTCGGCTTCTTCGGAACTTGGAGTTCTAAAGGAGAAGGTTACGAAAGGTGAGTTGGTGCCACAGACGGATTTGGCAACTTTCCTTAGTGACGAGCTTATTAAAAAGCTAAAGGAAATGCTCCAACTTGGGGAAACTCAGGTTGACCTTAAGGTTGCGGTGCAGTCTTTGGTTGATAAGCTCGGTGAGGCATCTACTAAATTGACGGAATCTAATACTAAGCTGAGTGAGGTTCAGATTCAGCTTAATGTCTCTAGGACAGAGAAGATTCTTGATATTATGATGTCTCAGGGCAGAGTGCTTCCTAGGGAAAAAGATTCGCTCATTAAGCTTTCTTCGGCTAGCCCCGAAACCTTCGTGGAGCTTATTGAAGCACGGAAGAGTGGTGAACCTCTTATTAAACTGTCTGGTGAGACAGGAACCGCTTTTGGTGAGTCCGACGCTGATAAGGAAACCAAAAAGAAAGAGGCGGTTGTGCGTAATGTTGAGAAGGCAAAGACAGAAGGCTTTGCTAAGTAAGTGTGGGAATTAATAAAGATTAAGAGGTAATACAAATGCCTTCTTTGAAACTTCCTGGTATTGTTGATGTGGCAGTTGTTCATGGTGTTGAACTTCTGGCTTTTGCTACTCTGCCTTATTATCAGGTTTCTGGTAATCTGCTTGCGGCAGAGGGTGCTGTTGTTATTGGTGACCCGATTGCGTATAATGGTACTAAGTTTGTTAAGTACGCTCTCACTACGGTTGCTAATGAGGCCGTTGCTACGGGTGCAACTGGTAATCTTCAGCGGGTGTTTAAACTCGCTCAAGAGAATGTTAAGCAAATTACCGATGTTAAGCTTGATGGTGGTTCGGCTCTTGTTGAAGGACAGGATTATGTCGTTGACTACGACAATGGTGTTCTGTTTATGACGGCTTCCGTTGCTAATGTGGTTGCTCTGACCTGTTCTTACAAGTGGGCTGCTCGGAATTGTGCTGGTTTTGTTCGCATCCCTGGCGACTCTACTGGTTCGGCGGATGTGCCTATTGAAGTAGTTATTGGTGGTGCGGTTAAGTACTCCCTCATTTCTACTAAGACTGGTTATACCGCACAGATGCTTAAGGACCTTAGAGCTAGGTACATTATTGCGGCTGATGCGGTTATTTTTTAAGGGCGAGCGAAATAAGAGAATAGAGGAATACAATGCCTGAACTTGCAATTTTGGAACAAGAGGTACTTACTGGTATTATTGAGAAGTATACGCCCCCGCCTGATAATCTCGGTCAGTCGCTTTTTTCACGGATTTCTCATCCGTATACTTCGGCTAAGTGGGACGTTATTCAGGGTAAACAGAGAAGGGCTCATTTCACGATGCCGAACCGAGAAGGTAAAATCGTGGAACAGCTTGGTGTTGGGTCGAAAACTGCTTCTTTCGCTTACGTCAGAGAGAAGAAGGCTTTTGAACCTACGACTCTTCGTTGGCTTCGGGCTCCTGGTGAAATGTCTACGGTTAAGGCTGAAGAGTGTGTTCGTAGGGAATTGGCTGACCTGAATAACAGGATTGAACGGCTTGTTGAGTCTACCTGTTGGGATGCTCTTAAGGGTACGATTACGATTAATGAGCCTGACGTTGTTGCTACGGTTGACCTTGGTGTCCCTGGTGCTAATAAGCCTAGTTCTTCGGTTACTTGGGAACATCAGACTTCTACCGTTTATGATGCCGATATTATTGGTGACCTTAAGGCTTGGAAAAAGCTGATTCTTCAGGCTACGGGTTTCCCTGCCACAGATGTTTTTATTAGTTCGGCTACCTTTAATTGGGTTTATTTGAACGCCGCTGTTCGTTACCTGTTTACGGACCGTGTTAGGGAGGAACTCCTTAGCAAAGGTACTATTACTGGTTTGCTTGGACTAAATTGGCATCTTTTTGATGGTTCCTATGCGAATGATAGCGATGCCCTTATTCAGTACGTTCCTGATGATTACCTGATTATGATTGCTAAGGGTGCTAATTCGTTCAAGATTCTTGAAGGTCTTTCGGCTGACCTGGATGCTCCTGATGGGCATACTGGTAAGTTCTCTAAGTCTTGGGAATCGAAGGACCCTTCTAGTATGCAGATTCTCGTTGAGTACTCGTTCATCCCTGTTTTGATGGATGCGGCTGCAACGCTGTATGCTCATGTTAAGCATTAAGTAGAGTAAATACGCTATAGGTGTGTTTATAAGGCTCTCCCCTTCTCTCTTAACCGAGAGGAGGGGAGAGAAAATTTTAAAGTACGGGAGGAACCTATGATAGTGTATTGTTTAAAAGACGGACTCACAGCGAATGAGCGGGTTCATATGCGTGGTGAACTTTTTAAGTTGCCGGAGATTCTTGTAAAAGAACTCGGTGATTTGCCGGATGATAAGCTTGCTAAGAAACAGAAGAGAATTTACAATGAGCAGGTTTTTAGACGGCCTACTGCTGATGAGCTTAGATTGGCTTTTGTTGGTAAGCAGTTTAAACTTACTGATTTTACGGACAAAGAAAAGCGGGAACTTGCTCAGGCTTTGAAGTCTCGTAAAGCTAAGGAATCCGATATTATCGAATACCTAGAAAAAACGACTCCTGCGGCTGATGTAGAAGATGCTGAGGAACAGATAGAAGAGGAAAAAACTGCATAGAGTGTCTTTGGTGTGTATCACCAGATAGGAGCCTAATATGGCTGACGTACCTACGATAGCTAATGTGGATATGGTTCGTTGGGCTGGTGGTATTGATTCAAGAGTCAATGAAGAGTGTTTAAAGTTTTATTTGAAGTTGACTTCCCACCTATTCAGAGAAATGATAGGTGATACTAACTATGATGCGGTTTTAAATGGTACCGTTGCTACTGACGTTATTTCTCGGATTGAATCGGCTGAGGCTCTATTAACCGTTGGTTTTGCTTATCCTGCTATTGCGGCTCCTGTTGGTGAGGTTGGTTTAGTTAGAAATATGCGAGTAGGTGTTGGTGGACAGGTTGAAATTTTTTCTCCTAGTAAAGAAATTATGGCTATGGCGGCTAATTTTATTAACATGGCAAAGAGTCTTATTCCTACTGTGTATTTCCAGGCCGAAACCGCAAGTGGTATTTGGCATACCGTAGTTATGAATGTATTTCCTGGGGTTAGTGAAATTCCTACTGTTGGTGATATTCATAGTTACGAAGAAGAGGTTATTAAAACTGAAAGAGGCGATAGAGACTATGCAGCGGAGATGGGTTAATGGGTCGAGCAGGGCATAATCTTTTTTTTAAATTTTCGGAATTTGACCCGAGAGGGTTGAATACTCCTGCTGTTATGTTAGATTTTGTTGCTCAGAATTCTGGTGAGATGAAAGAAAGATTATGGGAATTTCTTGTTAATGAGACTCCTATTCAAACTGGTCAGATGCAAGAAAAAGTAGAGGTATGGAATTTTAGAGCGTCTAGAGCAGGAATATCTTTTGAGTGTGGTTGGAGAGCGGCTACTTTTGGTTTAGGTTACACTCACTTTTATCCTAAGTATGTTCTTGAAGGTACAGGTATTTATGGTATCCATAAAACTCCTATTGTCCCTAGAAAGAAGAAAGTGTTGGTTTGGCAAGATACAGAGGGTACCCATTTTGCTCCTTCTGTTCTTGGTCAGCCACCACAGAATATTTTAGGTAAGGCTACAGACAAGTTTATGGAATGGCTTAAAAATTATTTTGCCGATTGTTTCTATGCGTCAACCGCTACTATGGCTACTCGGTGTAAGAAAGGCAGATACACTTCAGCCCAAGTCTCGGCAATGAAAAAAACTACTACTTGGAGTGGCTTTCTTGGTGGTAGAAGGAAACACTAATGTCTTTACTTCTCCCGCATAAGCAAGCTCTGTATGAGATTTTTCAGGCAGAGATAGATGATTCTACTGATGGGTTGCTTTATGAAAAATGCGATGGTATTTTATACACTTCGGTAGATAAGTTACCAAGAGATAATAAATGGACAAAGTTTTTAGTTCTTGGTGACTATGAGGCAAGAGATATTGCTATGGGTTGGAATCCAGAACGCTGTAGGATGTATACTCAGGCAATTCATGTGATTTGTCTTGTTACGGGTAAAATTTTAGAGTCCGAGGCTGAGTATTATGCAGATGAAATTGGGAGAATTGTACGGAATATTTTAAAAAATAATCAAGATTTGGTGTCTACTACCTATACTACCGGTATAGCTATTGAGTCTCATTTGTGGGATTCTAAATCTGAGTTTACTCAGTTTTGGGAGTTACGGGCTAATATGCAGACAATCACGTTGCAACTAAAGGTAAAGGAGGCATAAAATGGCAGAGCCTTCTATGTTTCCTTTGGCTATTTATTCTGAATTAAAGACTGTTTTAGAAGCGGCGGTTGGTTTAGATTATGTAGATTCAGTTGTTATTACTAAGTACAGGTATCATGGTTTGCCTAGTTTTTCTCATCATTCAATTATAATTAGTCCTATGGCTGCTGAAGCAATGGAGACTGGTAATATTGGGACAAGATGGATAGATAATGAAATTTTACTTGCACTTTTAGTAAAACCTGCGTATGGTATTATTGATGCCATTATGGGTAATGAATTAAAGGTAGAGGGAGAGTATTTAAATGACCCTCCTAAAATTGGCATCTTAAGAATGTATGAGGATGTTTTTAAAGCACTCTATAGGAATACATTGAATGGAGTTATTCAAACTGTACCAGGAGAGGGTGAACTGGACAGCCGAAGCGACTTCAATGTACTCTTTGAAGATGACCGAGAAGGATTTTTAATGGAGGCCAAGCTGATTTATAGGCCTAGAGGACATCCATTTTACGGTAATCCGTGAGGTGAATTATGACGGAAACAATTAAAGTTCGACCAAAGAGTGGTGGTTCTGTTAGGATAAACACTCCTAGTCGTTCTATTGTTATTACGGGAGTTACGGAAGTTACAAAAGATGTATACGACAACTATTTAGTTGATTTGGTTGATGTGGTTGTTGCTCCTGAGAAACATGTATATAGAAAGAGAGAGATTAAAGAAACTTTAGATGGAGGCGAATAATGCCACTCCCCGGTTATGAAGCACAACGTGTAGAAGGCATGCAATGGGCCTATGGTACTAAGAGGCAGAAGGATTATATTACTCCTCTTCTTCAGGCAGATATTACTCTTACTCATCCTATTCGTGAACTTTCGGTTGCTGAGATTACTAAGGAACTCCGTTCTGACAAAGCTCAGTATGGTAAGGGGCATGAATGGGCTACTTATGCTGATGAGGTTGCTAGAGACGTAAGGTTTTCTAGGACGTTTGATGGTAGTTCTGCTATTCTTGGTTGGTGTTTTGCTTTTGCTATGGGTAAAGTTGCTACAACTCAGCCTGATAGTGTAGGTTCTCCTACGGTATTTCACCATGCCTTTACTTTTTTTGACCCCTTGACTGAGACTACCTCTTCTGTTCCTGTAACTACTGCTGTTGAGCATGTTACTGGTGGTATTAAGAGGTATCTGGAGTCGTTGGCTGTTACAAGTCTTAGTATTTCGGCAGAAGGATTTGAGCATCTTGTGGCTACAATTGAGATGATTGGTAGTGGTAAGACTACTACTTCTGCTATGACCATTCCGACTATGCCGACTGATTTGGCTTTCCTCACCTCTCAAAATGCTACGATTAAGCTTGGTGATTCTAGTGAGGTTATTACTACTCGTATTCGTAGTTGGAATCTTGCTATTGGTAATAATCTTCGTGAGGCTCGTGGATATTTCCCCTCTAGTGGGGTTAATCGTGGTAGGATGGAAATTGGTAATCGTACTATTTCCCCGTCCTTGGTTGTTGACCTTGATGCTGGTTCTGATATGCTTACTGATTTTCTTGCTGGTACTGAAGTTGCTTTGGAAATTTATTGTCAAGGTGCGATTGCTGAGGATACCTACTACCATTATCTGAGAGTTCGGTTCCCGAGCCTTATTCTTCGGGCAGTTCCTATCGAGGAAAATGATGGAGTTTGGACGTATAATATTACTTTTGATGAAGAGACGGTTCTTTACAGAAGTGGAGATACTCCTGCTCCTATTTGTTATGTTGAAGTGCGAAATACGACCCCAACCTATTTGGTGGCCGCTACCTAAGTGTTTTATGGGTACCGGCCCCTTAATTGGGGCCGGTGCTCAATTTAATATGTATGGGAGGATTATTCATGTATGACTTGTCTCGTAAAGAGATTCTGGTAAAGGTCGTTGAAGAACGTGGGGATAAGAGGGCGGTTCTAACACACCGTTTTCGTATGCCTACTTCTGATGATTGGTACAA